CTGGTTGACGTACCTGGCAGTCGCATTGAAAACACGAAGCATTGGGATGATACCATCAGATTGCCCGTTTGTACCTCTAATCTTGGACTTGTTACCGCGAATATTGTGAATATGCATACCAATACCACCAGCCCATTTACTAATTTGAGCACATTCAGTCAATGTTCCATAGATACCGTCAATGGAATCATCCTTTCCTGCGATGAGGAAACATGAAGACATTTGTGGACGAGGTGTACCAGCATTGAAAAGGGTAGGTGTAGCATGAATGAAGTAACCTTGTGACATATTGTCATATGTTTCCAGTACAGCGGGTACATCTTTGCCATGAATACCGATTGATACACGCATGAACATATATTGCGGTGTCTCGACTAGTTTACCATCAACTCGTTGAAGGTAACTCTTTTCGAGTGTTTTTAGACCAAAATACCCAAAATCAAAATCTCGATCCGTCTTGATATGCTCCTTCAATTGTTGAGCGACTTCAACAACCTCGTCTGTGACTACTCCAACCCTCTGAAGTTTTCGCATAGCGAGATGAAAGTTATTGGGGCATACCTTTTGAATGTTACTCGCAATAATACGAGTGGCGAGAATTTCATAGTCTGGATCAGATGTGATCATTCCGATACAAATCTCCGCAGAGAGAGTATCAATTTCTTGGGCTGTAATTTGGTCGTACATAGATGAGAATACTTGTTGAGCAACCTTTGTAGAGTCGCAGTTCTCTGAAAGTCCATACGTTAAATTCTTGATCCTATTGGTGACATTGTCAAATTTCATATCCTCAATACGACCTGAGCGTTTAATGACCCTCATATATTTACACTTCCACTTTTATTTTTAACCTACTTATTATTGTTTCAAGTCAGCACTTCTAACAGTCGCAGTCCCAAGTGTTTCCATTCGACGATCGGGTTGAAGAAGGTAAGTGTTCACAAAGAAAGGACCATCTTCACCAGCCTTAGCTACTGGGGGGTAAGAACCAATAAAGCACGTTGGGGCATTACATGGGATTGTACCGACGGAGTTTGGGCCATTGGCATAAGCTTCATCAAAATCCGAATAGTTCATCATTTACTATTGTCACACAATTTTTTTCGAGGTGTATATTAAATGAGTGATCTTCACCTGAATTCTATGATGCAATGTGAGACGCCACTGAATGCGCTCTACTTTTCTGAATTTAACAAAAATATTCTTCAGCGTGGAATTCGCCAGGCGTTCAAGGATCGCACTGGGATATCCATTGATTACCAAAATCGTGATGACCTATACGGTATCATGCGAGTCGTATTCATAAACAACTCTGGTGATCACCATAAGGAAGTGAATAAACAGGTAAAGTTCATGAATGCTCGTGTGATAGATACCGCCCTATCACAAATTCAAACCGGGGTGTCTCAATACATAGCATATGTCAGTGAAATTGACACAACTAGGACTCTCATGGATCAACCAGTTAATACAAGTACAGTTGGTAAAAAGATACCATACAATGACAAAATTGGATTCTAAAGTAACTATATTAAAGTTACAGATGATATACAGAGTAAGGATGAGTCTTAATTATTACAAAACGGAGACCGAAAAGGTTTGTCGATCTAAAGGTTGGGATAGAGCACCCATAGATACTGTATGGCTACTCCTATCTGAAGAAGTTGGTGAACTCGCGTCAGCTATTCGACAGTACAAGAAAATGTATAAGAAAACGAATTTGAAGAAAGATCGGGGTACAGATGTTATGATGGAAATGGGTGATGTATTTAGTTATCTGTTTCAAATAGCACATATGTTAAATGTGGATCTTGACGAAATGTGGGAAGTACATCGATTCAAAATGCATGACAAAAAATATAATCTGAAGTAGTAGTAACAGCAATGAGCAAGTATATGCTCAATGATGAGGATGCTATAAATGATGTCAATCCATTTGTCAAACACGATTTCTCCCTTCCAGGAAGTGTACGACAGAGTGGGGGTTTTGATAATTTTTCGAATACTTCTATAAGTCAAAATACATTTGAAACAGGTGAGAGTGTATATTGTAGCTTTGCGTCATGTGAGACACAAGATAAACCGACCAATGTATTTGGTACTATTCATCCCCGAAGAAATATAGATACTGGAGTTGCGTGTGATGCGTCTGCTCACATTAAAGTTGGTGTTGCCAAACAGGTTCATGTACCATATTTCGGTATATTCTTGATCGCTATGTTTATAACCCTTGTTCTATCATACGCAAGACGTTGAAGAAATACTCTAAACGGTCTAACTTTACACATTCTTCAATAGAATGTGGAATATGTTTTTTACAAAATTTAACTATAACCTCTCTCTGCCAAGCACTTTTCATATTAATAATGGGTGGCTGGAAGCTGGGATCTAAAATTTTAGTTGCATGTGCGATGCGAATGTATGTATTGATATCGTGTTTCTCTTGTAATATACTATCAAGCATAATCTCAGCCATACGTTGTCTTACTTCAATGGTTTTATCAACCATAATATCCAAAAATTTGATATAAGGAATAGTATTCTTCTTTGATTCAAAAACAGTCCAATCTGCGAGGGGTTCGGTATTCATATAGTCTGTAAATGTTAGGTAACCTTTTCCACGAACATACGATTCATATACAATTTCCACGTAAGTGAGCTCAGATTCAACATCATTTACAACTTTTGCATATTTAAAGAACGAAGTCATATATTGACATAAAGAATATATTCTTTAAACACCTAAGTTGTACAACGATCGTACTATATTTATGTATCAATGTATTCAATTACAGCAAATAATTCCTTCTCTTATCTCCTCACAATAGATGAGTTTAGAAATGCTTTACCAGAAGAGTTGCGACCGTCATGGATCAAAATTACTACAATTACGATGATATCAAATTTTACACAGACCATAGATATTAAACGTCTTCGGAAAATATTTGAGGACATTGGAACCTATAAGATGAAACGAAATGGTACTACAACGGAAGGTTTTATATGGAAACTTAAACCAACAACATTTTACAATCAAGTTACATTAACCTATCATGATTCATATAGTACCAAATCGGTCAAAGTTTTCCCCAATGGAAGTATTCAAGTCGCAGGATGTTGTGACTTATTTGACTGTAAGCGCATCATTACTCAACTTGTCCATATTTTCAAGGAATTTCTTGATATGGAAATCAAATTACCTACAGACTCTTTCAGGGTTGTAATGATTAATTCAAATTTCAGTCTCAATTACAATGTAAATTTGATGAAAGTTTCTGACTGGTTTGAATCCTATAATGATATATTCAAAGTTTCTTTCGAACCAGATAGGTATTCGGCGGTCAAAATTAAGTTCAAACCATCCCATGAAATGAAAGAGATTACATGTAGTATTTTCAGTACCGGTAAGATTATCATCACTGGTGCAGAAACACTCAAGGAGATTGCTTTCGCTTATAATATTATTAACCAACACATCAATGAGAATCCTGATATTCGGGTTTCCCGTACAGAAGACACAGATGTGTTCGATATATTTCTTGGATACAGATGTGACCCATTCGTTAGACATTTAAAAAATAATGGGTTTAGTTCTTGGGTAAAGACGATTACAAATAGACAAATTAATTTCTAACTTTATAGTAATTAAAATGTCGCAACGACTTGGTATGGCCGATGGACGCTGTTTCACTGTTAATACATCAGCCCAACTGTTAAACAACTATGTAATGAAGAAAAATGGTATTACTTTCGAAGATAATTATTCGTATAGACAACTTCTCCAGAAGCAGGGACCCGAACTCATGTCACAAATTCAAGACGAACAAGGTACCAAAAAGTGTAACTCGTGTGACAGTCCCTTAGTGAATGCATCCGATATATACTGAGCTAAATCACGAAAAAAACTTTAAAACCATACTCTAGAATGTCCACGTGTTCTATATGTCTAAACGAAGTCAGGTCGACAAGGACCAACCCCCCGATTCGTTGTGGACATATATTTCACACCCACTGTCTAGAGAAGTGGAAATCCCAAGGTAAGAACACATGCCCAACCTGTAGACGGGTTTTTGACGTTTCTCAGTTTAAAGTAGCAGTTACGATTCATAATAATTATACACAAATGTCTAATGTAGTTTCATTGAATGAAGAATCTATATTAGATGTACTTGATTTATTTGATATATCGTTTGAAGCTGAAAATACAATTGATCTAAACAGTATTTTATCAGATCTTGGGGTAACCCTTGCCGACTTTGATTCCGCTATCCTTGACGCAGAATGAACTACAATATTTATCATAATTTAGCTCTTTATACTTCCTTGAAGCAGTACGAGGATCTTTTATAGCCTTACCATTAGCATCCCCAAGAAGAGGTCCAGTAGCCCAGCCACGTTTATGACTAAATACATTAGCATTAAAAGTTATCCTCTTCCCAACTTCAAAACGACCACCTTTTTTTACCCTATATTCAGGAATCTTGAAAAAGCTGGCGATAGACTTGACTGTATCACCTGGTTTAATTTTATATTCGATGACCCCATGCTGCTTGTAAAAATGGAAATCACCTTGTCGCATATAACTACCGGGTCTCCCAGACGAAACAAACATCATGATTTTGAAGTATCCTTTCTTACATTTTTTATCCCCATCAATTTTGTAAACATTTTTTGGGTTATCTGAAATAACGCGCTTGGGAAGACCAGTGCACGATGTGTATGTATGTTTAGAATTTGATAACCCAGACCGATCACCTGGTATGGATTTTTGCCATCGATAAGATTCGTAATCACCCACCGCATATGCG